TACTCATATTATTTTCCTTTTAAAGCTTTATTAAATAATTTCCAAAAGTTTTCGTTGTTTTCCATAGCTTTTTTAATACGTGGAGTTACGCGATTCTGCCGTTCTTTACGCTGCTCTTGAAAGTTTTTACTTAACTTTGCTTTAATTCTTGTATCAGGCATTTATACTATGTTCGTTAACAGTTAACCAAACAACTCTTTTGTCATCTTGTAAAAAATCTAAATTACTTTCAACAAGTAATTTCTTCTCTTTTAACTCAAGTACAGCCCTTTTAATAGTTGATAATGACTTGTCAGCAAAGTGACTGTGATTTACTATATTAATAATACAAGTACTATGTGCTGCAGCCGTAAAAACATAAATATCTTTAGCTGTATTAGATAGATTATAACCCTGTAAAGCGTCATTAATCTTCCTTTGTGCTAATTCTTTTTTACGCCACATAGATTCAAAACTTTTCATGGATTTCATATAGTTTCTCCTAAACTAATTTAATAAATTTAATATCTATTTCTTGATTAGGTTTACTATCAGTAGGATAGTCATTTAATAGATATGAGGGTACTGTTTTGGTATTTTCTAATAAATCTTGTAAACCAAACTGTACGTCTTTATTCACTATATTTAAAAAATAAGGTGATATAAATGCAGAAATTTCTTCTTTAGATTTACTTTTAAAGTAAAAATTAAAGAAAACCTGTTTATTTAGATGGTAAATTTTATCCACTAGGTATCTCCTCAACTTCAACAACAACTTCTACTTCATCAGGAAAACCTATTGTTCTACCTGCAGAATCGATAACTCTATGTAATCTGTAAATTTTGTTTGTATCAGGTTTATTTTTCGGATCTGGAACACCAGTAGGACTTTCTACTAAATCTCTTAGTTTTAAAACTTTTAAATTTATCATTATATTCTCCTAAAGGATATATCGTTCATATTGTGCAAACCATAATGCTATATAAACAACACTAACTGTTGTTATGCTAAGCATTAAAAAGTTAAGCATGTCAAAAAATAACTTTAAAGCTGACATAATTGTCTCCTATGTTAATAAGTTCAATAATAAAGTATTGCCCTTTTTAGTGAGTATATGGCGTGTTTCAGCATAAACTTTTAAACGTTCCTTAAGTTCTTCATTGCCATCAATTAACTCACCTATAATATCCATTGATAGTTCTTTACTTTCTAATTCACCATCAACAAATTTCATTAAGTCTTCATCTGAAAATTTTTCTTTAGACATTAGATATTCTCCTTACTAATTAAAGTAATATCACCACCTTGTGATTTAATTTCTTTCCACTCACATTCACCGTTATAAATCATTTCTTTGGCTTCTTCAAGAGAATTAGCCTCAACAGTTGTTTCTTCAATGGTTGAGATATCCATTTCAAATGTATATTTTTTAATCGTCATAATAGTCGTGTAGTCTGTCTAAGATATGTTGTAAGTTATTATCAATAAATGTTTCTTGTGTTTCCCACATACGCATAGGACTTCTAATGCGTTCATTAACTGTATCTTTAGTTAATTTTGTTTGATACACATATTTATATTCTAATAGTTTTTCCTCATCGTTATAAGATAACATTGGTGATTTGTAGTCTTCTAAACGTTTAAGAGGTACTTTTTTACAGCCGATAACAGTACTAAAGTAGCTTTCTACGCCTGTATTCATAAGTGAACCTTTAACTTTCACCATAGTTTCATTGACCATTTCATTTTCATTAAAAATGTCTGAAGTGTGGGCGATGAAGATAATATTTTTATTGGAATTAGCTACATTCTGTGCCATCATGTTTTTCATAAACTGTGCATACTCTCCCCAAGCTTTCATTGTATTGGGTGAAGTTAGCACTTTAGTGCTTTCAAACATGTCCATTAAATAAGTAAGACTATCAATTACGATAGTATGTACCTTATCATTGTCTTGCACTGAATCAATAGCGTCAGGTACATCAGTAGGGTCTGTAATTGTAAATTCTTGGAATTTAGATTTAAACGGTAGTTTCTTGTTATTTTCACAGTTTAAATACATTACACCTTCTGGTTTATCTAACATTTGTAAGCTTGCAGACTTACCTGTAGCAGACTTGCCACATAATAAAACTAGATTGTTATTCATTATTTACTCTCCTTTTGAAGTATTTTTTTATCAATTGATCTCATAATCTTTGAATGAATTTCTTCTTGACTTATTGGGTCAGTGATTTGTTCATTAAAAGTTACAAGTTTATTTGCAATAGCATCTCTTGGATAGCCATTGTCCATTAGCATAAAGCCATATCTAATAATCATAGATGCTCTATTACCGACTTCGATACGGTCAGAGAACCATCTCTCCATATTGCTCATACCCTGAGCATCTAGAATCTTTTGTTCTTGTTCTATTGCTTTTTTGGTCTGAGGGATAAAGAGAGTAGCATCTACTAGTTCACCATCGTTATATGAATACTGACCATCATGTGACATCCACTTTCGTGCAATGTCTTTTGTAGCAGTATCACAATCGAACGGTAACCAGTTAAATACATTTTCCATAAATTTAGAATAGTCTCTTGGTTGTAGCTTTAGATAGTGAGACATAGGAAATATAATTCTAAATCTATTCTCTTTATCAGTATGTCTTTTAGTAGTAGCAAATAGTACTTTATATTCACTAAGTAACTCTTTGGCAGACTTTAAGCTACATTCACCATCTATATCTAAGATTAATAAATTAAATCCTGGTATAGCTTTTTCGCTACTACGATAGCCATCTAAGAAATTATGAGCAGTATAGTGATACCCTGCAACACTAACCAGTTCGTGTAAACGACTAAACTTAGTTATTGCGCCCTCATAATCTGTTGTTATATCAGTACTATATGCAACATGGATTTTATCCAAATCAGTTTCTTTAAGAGCCTCACCAGATAAGAATTCAATATCATCAATGTAACTTTTACGAATAATGATATTGTTTTTATATCCCCATGCAATTGCTAGAGATAACATATCTTTCTTTTGTGCCTCTGCACCTCTATAGAATGGAAGTTCCTCAAGCAAATCTACTTGAGTAAGCTCTTTGCCTACATCTGCAATATATCTTGCAAGACGGGCATATGAACCTTCTTTGTTGACGATTCTATGGAAATGTTTCCCTGAATCTTCTACAAGCTGTATAGCACTATCTAAGTGATACTGTGTAATTGCTTTACCACCTTCAACAAATGCATATGCACCTGCTAGCTTTAACGCTTTGTAATAGCGATGTGATAGCTCAGCTTTTTTAATATCTTCATGTAACTTTAATTTAGAAGCTCTTGCCTCACAATTAATTTTGTATTGTAGTAGATGAATAGTATCTTCTTTAGTTAGAGTTAGAACAGTATTAAATTTATTTCTATCTGCTAAATTTGTGATAACTTGACTAATACGCTGTGTATCCTTGACAATATTAGTAGAAGTTAGAGCATCATAGAGTTCTTCTGCTGTTTGTTTCTTGAAATCATTTAGAGTGTTTGTATAACCAAATAGCATTCTACGGGCATAGCCTGTTTCAAGCATTTGCTTAAATTCTTCTTCTGTTTTACTACCATCTAAAAGTTTAGTTGGTGTACCAAACAACATAAGATTAGTGGGCGTTTTACCAATAAGCTCTTCGCCACGTTTATTATCAGATGTATTTTTTGTAAGCTTTTGCTTTACTTTACCTACATCGTATAACTCTAGAAAGGTATTAAGCATTTCTACATTACTAGTTAGGTTTGATCCTACCTCATCTAACTCTAGATTCATAGAACCTGCGTTAGACATTAGTAATTTGAGTCTCATCTGTTTAACAGCTGGTGCTGTACCACTATCGAAACTAAATGCTAGAGTACCTAGAGCATCATATTCTTTCTGAACTTCAGCCATAGCTTCATCAGAAGATAGATTAGGATTAATCATTTGCCGTCTAGCAGCAATTTGTAATAATTCTGCGTTACTTTCACCAGGCAATACATCTCTTAGAAATCTTGTTCTAAAGCCATCAATAATATCTTCTTCCATGATATTAGTTGAAAAGCCTTTACCAGTACCTGATGGCATTAAATTGAGAACATAGGAATTAACAGGTATTACACCTCTATCTCTAGTTTCAATATTACATCGCATCATTGAAGTTACTTTAGATAAATAATAAGCAACTAGTAATCTGAAGAAGTGACGATTTTGTGACTGTGTTTTAGCTACAAGTATATCTACAATCTCTTCAGCAAATTTGAAGTAAGTAGGTTTTGACATGTTAACCCTCAGTTATTGGGGCATAAGCACCTTGTTGTTTAACAATTCTTCCATAAACACTTCTGCTTTTATTAATAGCCAATTCCTTATTACAATAAACTCTTAAATCGTCTAATGTAGACACATCAAATTTTTGTTTATTTTTATGAATAGATTGGATTTTTCTTACTTGTGCTTTTGAAAGTGTTTCGTTGTCACGCTTTTTGCGTGTAAGTGTTGGTTTAACTTTAGGTTTATTAAACCAATTTTTAATATAGTACCAGGTGTTCATAAAACTAATCTCCCTTGTTGAATTAAATTTTGAGCTTGATCGCATATATCTGATACCTCACAGTATCTACATGCTTTTACTTCGCCTCGTACAGTAACAACTGTACCTACTCCACCATCAGTAGCTAGTCTTACATTAGCCTCATCTAAACTATCGAAGTTTTTAGTAGCTCTAGCCATTTTGGCAGGATTCTTGTAATATTTATATACAGTATCAGATTCCCATAAATCCTCTTTATCACATTGAGGCAATTCTTCTTGTGGTGAATCTAGATAATTTGTTAATAAATTTAATTTTTCAGAAATGAAATGCTGTGTTTGTTCTACTGACCATATTGGATATTCTTTAGTTATTACCCTTGTTTGAGGATAGCTAGAATCCCTTGCAGCTTGTGATGCTGACCAATCAGTAAATATATATTGAATATGTACAGCATTATCTGTAATTCTGTCAGGTGCTAGCCATTTGTATATGCTAGCCTGCTGTGTGTACTTAAGTGCGTTAGAATCGAAGATATAGGACCATACAGATGTACTTTTGTAATCTGATACAGTACCATCTACAACAAGGTCATATTTTCCAGAAATAATATAATCGTTTATTTCCTTTTCATGACGCTGTTCAACATAGACAGGTATTTGTCCTTCTTCTACTTTATCAGGATTTATAACAAGTTTTTCATCTAAATTAGAAACCTGTAATGCCTGTAGGGCTTTTGTTATATTACCTCTACTACTCCATGCTTTTTCTGCGATAGCATGTATAGCAGAGCCCATCCTAGAACTTACTAAGTCCATAATATCTACTGTTTTATCTAAACCTTTGTTTTGATGAGACAGTATTAATGCTCTTAGTGGCTTAAGTAGTGATGTAGCACTGATAACATTTTCACGCTTATCATAATCATAATCATCATGCATTAGCCATACAGCTAACGGCATAGACACGTTATTCTTATTGGTATATTTAAATGCCATTGATAACCTCCTTTATTTTTTCAATACTTGCATTATTGGGTAAAGTAAATTGTTTATCCCAAGACTTACCTATTTCTAGGTTAGCCTCCATCTTCACTTCATTTGAAAAAATGCTCGGATGAGCATTCCATTGCATCTCTTTAATCA